CTCTTGTAACATTTGCTCTGCTTTCTCGTCTACGCACTCGGTATCTATGTAAGCTCCGTGGTCTTTCTCGTATGAAATACTCATGCCTAACATATGCCCATCTCTAGGATATAGTCCTGATGTCTCAGAGTCAAGCCCTACATATTTATTAGGGTGGTTGATAGCTGCTTCTAAGAACTTATGGAATTGTTCTGTGTCCTGAATACCATAACACTTATCTGTATCTAGACTTTGTACTTTTATATTTCCAGCTATAAAGTCTATGATGTTCTTTTTACTCTTATCCCACAGGGGTTTAGCCTCAGGCTTAAAGGAAAGCATGGCAGGGTTAATTACTGGTAGATACTTATCGTCTACACACTTACCGCTGTATTCTGTTATAGAATTTGCACTTGTAAAAAACTTGAGTGCCTCTGAGCCTACTACAATAATCCAGTCATAAGCATGCGTATCTATATCTATATCTACGTCAGCTTTAAGTACTTTCTTCTTGCTGTGGTCAGAACAAAGAGCAAATCTCTCTATCTCAAAGTTATTGTCAAACCTATCTTCCCAGTTAGTTCTACTGGTCTTGGTTTCTATTAATGCTATTTTTGTCATGTGATTCCTTTATTTATTATATATTATATCAAATTCTCAACGCTGTGTCAAGAACTATATAAACGTTTCCTAAGGTCTGCTACCTTTATCTCTGGTAGACCGCCTGGGTCTATGTGATTTCCTAAGTTTATATTCCTAGAGGTTAGTCCTACTCTTTCTGCTAACCCTTTTACTTCTTCGGCAGCTGTTTGTCCTGCCTCATCTCCATCAAACATGATATCTACTCCTTCTACATTCTGCATTTTGAGAATGGCAAGTTTATCTGCATCTATGTTTCGTGTTCCAAAACAACATATTGCATTTGACAAACCCTTGTCATATAGATTAATCATATCAAATATTCCTTCTACTAGAATTACTCTGCCCTTGATAGGGTGAACTGTAGAAGGATAAAGTGGTAGCTTTGCTTGTGGAGGGTAGATGAGATATTTGGGTATCTCAGTCATGGTCATATGTCGACCGTTGAAAGCTACCACCTTTCCTGTTATATCACGAACTGGGAATACAACTCTTCCGTTGAATTGCGAGTCGTGATGCATAAAAGCTTCGAAATGCTTATATGTCTCTGGTCGAATACCCCTCCAGTTGCCCACATATGGAGCAAAACCTTTGGGGAACTCGAATCCTATACTTGCTGAGCGAGTTTCATTAATAGATTCTTTCAACTTTTGTCTCTTAATCTCTAGAAAGTTTGCTGCAGCGCCGAAATGTTTGAATACATTACCTCTGAAACCACAAGCAAAGCAATTAAATATACCTGTGATATTATCAACACGCATACTAGGATTACTATCCTCGTGGTCAGGGTTTAAGCATTTAACTAAATAGTCTCTACCTGAGACTTTGAACTCTAATCGTTGTTCTTGTAGTAGCTCGTCTACTCTCATTACAGAATAAACTCCACTACAACAAATACAACAGCTACTAGAAAACCTAGTCCTGTGCCTATTATTATTTCTTTATCGTCCATCTCTTTTCCATTTCAGTTGTTCACCGATATCTTCATACTCGGTCATTTCAGTTCCGTCTATATCTACAGCTTGTCTATAGTAAAGTGATTTAAATACTACTTCTTGGGTTTGAAACCAAATAGCAATAGCTTTACTTCTAAAATCTTCATCTGGCCATAGATAAAAACAATTGTGCCAATCCTCTAAAAATCTATGAACTATTACGTTCAAGTTAAAGTCTGGATTGTCCTTCTTTATTTCTGCCACAACTCGTAGTCTTTGACTACCAGCTAATGGATACCACATTTTCATGGAGAGAAAAGGATTGGCTATACCATTCCTTTCTATACTCCTCATGAGAGCTTTATTAAGAGGAACATTCATTATGTTCTTCTCAATTTGTGGTTGCTCTAATAAAAAATCTGTAGTAACTTCTCTTATCTCAAAGGGAGGTACACCTACTAATTCTGCGGACTTATGTCCTATTCTATCACTTGCCACGTTGGTCTGCAAGCCATCTACCAAAAGATTGAAATAGAGTTTCCTCACTAATAACTTCACCTTCTGTCCAAGTTTTGCCATTAGGTTTAGTTTCTTCAAATCTCTTGAGTCCGTTATTATAAGCAATCTCCATAACACCATTACTAGCGTGTATGTAGTTTACTTGATTGCCCCACTCTTCGGCTTCTAGTTCTTTTGCTTTTTCTATGATTAAATCATTATATTGCGTCATGTATATCTTCTCCAGTAGATAGGCTGTCTTTTATATCTTCTTTTTCTTTGGGATTCATGGTGGACTGAGGGCCTATCTTTAGTGTTTCCCAGTCCATTACACTTGTGAATCCTTCCATCTTTGCACTTCTCATTTTAGTACAGTTAAAGGTAATGGCTTCATCTTCTGGTGACCATGTCTCTAATGTAAAGGCTGCATCTGCTGCATCAAGAATACCTTTTGCAAACCTTGCCTCACCTGTATTATCGGTTTGGTAAGGGGCAAACACAGGAATCTCATACTCCTGTGCTATACTTTTCAGAGTCTTACTTACTTCTATTTGCTCTGTCCAGTCATATTGTCCTCCGCGACTAGGGGCATTGCTTCTCTTTACTTGGTTTAAGTAATCAACTACAATAACTCCATAATCTCTTTGTGATACTTTACTTTCTAACTCCTGACGGATTCTAGAAAGACTTAGTACAGGGTCATACACAATATCAAGTTGCTTATCCTTATGTAAAGGATTAGTTTGAAGTTTAGTATGAAATGCATCAAAGTCTCTTGTCTGATTAAACTCAGGTAATAATAACTCTCCACCTTCAAATCTTCCTGCCCACCACTGAGCTACTCTATCCCACTCAACAGTTGTTAAGTTTTTAGTAGCTAATCGGGAAATAGGAATACGCGCTCCTAACGAGCACATTCTTTGTAGTATGGAACGACTGTCCATCTCTATGGTGAAATAGAGGGAACTCTTTCCTTGTTCATAAACATTATTAGCAATGTTACAACAAGTGATAGACTTACCTGCACCCCTACGACCACCTACTAGTATTAAATCTCTAGGTGAGAATTTAAGTGTTTGGTCGTACTCATCATTCAAACCTAAAGGTAAGAATCGTTTGAGGTCTTTATCTGAATCAAACAAAGGAATTGTTTGCATGTTTTCTTCGGGAGCTTTGAGGTCTACTCGTTCGCCCACATCTAAAACAATCTGTTGGATTGCTTCAACGTTTTCTTCTGCCGAAGATATTGCTACAGTCTTATCAATGAATTTATCTAGTTCATCTAGTATTTCTACTTGTGTGTACTCATTTTTTAAGTACTCGAGCAAAACCCACGCGTCGATATCTACCTCGACGGCTTCGATTGCAAACACTTTTTCTTGTAGCTTTCTATCACGAATGGATAGTTTAAGGTCATCAAAGGTAGGGAGCTGATTGAAATTTTTAATATGAGTATCCATGACTCTATAAAGAGACTGATACTCAGCTGAAAGATAGTTTTCTCTAAGGTTGCCCCAAGAGTCAAAATCTTCCTGCATAATAATTTGCTTCAACAAGGCTGAAGTTAAGTTCAATTCGCTACCCTCCCAGATATGAAAAGAGCAGAGGATAATCCCCTGCTCAGATTTTTAAAAAGATCTAGCTAGAAGCTTTCTCTTTTCTTGCGGCTCCGTCGTAGTCGGAACATGTTAAACCACGTCTTGTCAACATAGTTTTAACTCCTCTTACAGTTTTGCCAATTTCGTCAGCAATAGCTTCAACAGTCATGTTGTCGATATCATTAACTTCAGCTAAAGGATCAGCTTTGCTAGAACCTTTAGTTTCTTTTTGCTTAGGTATAGCGTTAATATCGCCACTTCTTAGCAGGCTGAGTGCCTTTCCTCTGATAGAGTTAACAGATTTGCCTAGCGCATCTGCAATTTCTTCTACAAATGAACCGCCATTTACCATAGTAGTAAATGTAGCTTCCTCTTCGGGAGAGTAAGTTCTTACAGATTCTGGTTTCTCAGCTGGTTTTACATGACTAGTTAATTCCATAGAAAGAATTTTGCCTTGTATTGATTTAGCAGAAAAGTTACCACCTTCAAATGAAGATGCTATGTCTGCGTATGTGTATGTGCCTGAGTTATCAGATACAAATTGTGATAAAGTAGCTTCTTGGTCTTCAGAGAATGTTCTGTTTGATACTGAAGATGCAAGTTCTACGTCGTGACCCATTTTTCTAAGCTTTGAAGAGACACTTCTTGTTGAAGTTTCTAATTCAGCAGCTGCGTCAGCAACTATAGCTTGAGAAATAGGTGATGTGCTTCCAACGAAGTCCACAAGTTGTTGTGTTCTTTCGTCTGTCCATTTTGGTAATGCCATTTTGGTTTCCTATATTTCTTTTAAGTTTGTTATTATTATTACGCCCTTATCTCGGGCTGCTTGTGTTTTAGCGGACTCTATACCACTCTCATTTATTAAGATAGTTACATCTTTAGTTAAACTGCTCTTTACAAGGTAGCCCTTTTGTTCTAAGTATTGTGTTGCTTGAGCTTTTGTCTTATAGCTTTTTAGTTTACCTGTAATACATACGACCCCTTTGTCGGCACTTTTCTTTTCAATCTTAGTGTGTTGTTGCCACTTAAAGGGTAGTCTATCGTATCCATCAGTAAATTCTTCTATTAACCAATCTAATAAATTATTGGTAGCAGCTGGTCCCAGTCCTGCTTCTTCACAAGTTTCTTCGGTAATGTCTCGAATATTCTCGACAACCGAACAAATCTTGGTAGAAGCAGTACGACCGATTAACTTTATAGAGAAAGCTGGTAGTAATTCTACTAACTCAATAGACTTACTATTCTCAATTTCCCTACTCAGTTTAACTGCTAGTTTTTCGGATTGCAAAGCTTCAATCATCATTTCTAATGGAAGCTCGTAGAGGTCAAAGATAGAATCTACCTGTAACTTTTCTACTGTGCGAGGTCCGAGACCTTTTATCTTTAAAGAGGTAGCAAAGTGTTCAATCTTCTTACTAGTTTTACCACTACAACCTGAGTTGTGACAGAATAACTGGTCTTTCTCCCAAACAAGTTCTACCATGCATGATGGACAGTTTGTTGGCGGGACTATTTGCTTCATTTACTTTCTCTTTAAATTGTATATATATTATAACAAAATTCAGTTTCTATGTCAAGATTTATTTTTTGGAAAGTCCTGTAGAATGAGCGAATCAATTTTGAAACACTCAGTATGACCTCCAAACTTAAACATAGGAATATGTTTATCGTCCTTATATATTTCATGTAGGTACACTTCGTGTGCCCACACATTATAAAGAGTGCTGCTCCAAACCTTCTGTATACGAATATCGTATCCTTTGAAGCCCCTGCTACGCTTTATAATATGTCGCCAATCTTTTCCACTGGCTATTCCTACCTTGATGCATTCTCTCTCGAATGTCTTTGTATTTACTAGTACAATTCCGTAGAGCACACCTTCTCTGTCCCTTTCTTCTGGGTTATTCTCGAAGTATGTTTGATTGTATATGCCTTTACTTGCCACTAATTGGCTCTTGACACAATTCTAGGTATGATTTCTCCACTTCTTATTACTTCAACTAAACAACCTATCTCTAAATTCAGGTCATTTATGTAACGCATATTGTGTAGAGTTGCCCTACTTACAGTAGCGCCATCTATATCAATAGGTTCAAGAATAGCTACAGGAGCTACAACCCCTGACTTGCCTACGTTCCATCTAACATCTACTAGTTTAGTGATAACTCCTTCATTACGCATTTTCAACGCATATGCACCTCGAGGGTGCTTAGAGGTATGACCTAAAGAATCGAAATCCTTGTAGCTGTCTATACGAAACACAAGTCCATCATCGGGATATATAGTCCAGTCATTAGACAGAACTGTATCGAACCCGAATAATTCTAAGTAAGACATATCTTTAGTCCAAGACTCATTCCACGATTTCTGCACTCCATAAGCTATGAAACGCAAATCTCTTTCTTGAAATTCTGATGTATCTTTAAGGTTGAGAGCGCCTGCGGCATAGTTCCGAGCGTTCTTGATAGTTTTGGGAGCAACTACTTCTCCAGTAATCTGGAGTAACTTGCCATTGAACTCGCCTAATGAATTAGGTACTAGAGACTTCATGTGTTCTGTAATATCCAGACCACGCTTTCCATCTCCTCGAGTAAGAGCTTTATGTAGTTGTCCCGAAACATAGATTAATGAAACAGCAGCTCCGTCTAGCTTAGGAGAAACAGTGATGCTTCCCTTGTAGCTACCAAAAGGTTGCTTATCATTCATCTCATTGGAAAAAATCTTCTGTAATGAATACATCTGAAACGCATGAGGAATTCTATTGTCTCTACTAGAGAAACCAACTTCGTCATACTTAGCATACTCAGCTAACTTATCAAATTGTTCATCTGACATCGAAGGTTTACCATTATAGTAATCTTCGGACGCTTGCTGTAGTACTTCTTTTATCTTTTCCATTTATATATTATATCAAAAATCACAAGCAAAGTCAAGAACTAAATTCACGGAAGGTAAATTTCGTCTAAAATATCCTTGAAGTGCGTCTCAAGAATACTCTT